AAACCACTGTAGATGTTGCTGAGATTCTTAAACGTGACATAGAAAAGCCAGAAGTCTTTATAAATATTAAAAGTGAAGATTTCGAAGATAGAAAAGTATCTGTATTATCTATTGATATTTGTGGAAAAATTAAAAGTGAATAAAGATGGGAATTGTTGAAAATTTAGGAAAAAGTATAAATGGTCTATTCAGACCAAAAATAAGATACTATGATGAAAAAACAGGTAAACCAAAAACTACAGTAAAAACAGGTGATTCAAAAGGCTTTGGAGGAATGTCTAAAGCAGAGAGAACTAAAGAACAACTCCAAACATATTGGGATTATTATACTGGCGAAGGAACTTTATGGGCTGCAATTAATTCTGTAGCATATAGTACTGTAATGGTTGGCTATGATATCGTATCAAATGATGATGAAGCTAAGAAAATAGTAGAAAGATGGTGTAGAAAAGTAGATTTACAACAACATTTGTTAGATAATGTTACATATTCTCTTGTTTTCGGTGATGGATTCATGGAAATCATTGGTAATAAGAAAGGCGAACCATCAAGTTTAAAACCAGTAGATCCAAAAACAATGGAAATTGAGTTCGATAAATTTGGTATTGTACAAAATTATAGACAAAGTCTTGGATTGAGAGAAAAAGATAAGGTCCCAAAACTAGATAGAGAAAGAATATGCCACATTAAATTATTTTCGCAGCCAGATAAACCATATGGAATATCATTATTAAAAGCGAATATGGATGCTATCAATGATAAAGTTAGAGTAGATCAAGCATTAACTGCTGCCATATTGCGTCATGGTACATCAAAATTAGTATTTTCTGTTGGTTCAGAGAAAGATGGACAAATACCAGACTCAAATGTATTAGCTGCTATAGAAAAAGAAGTAGAAGACATAGACGAAAAAAATGAATTAATAGTACCCTGGAATGTTAATGTATATCCTATTGATGAAAAAGGTATACAAGGTGTTGAGGATTATTATGGTTTTAATCGTTCACAAGTTATTGTTGGGATGTTATGCCCAGAAGAAGTTTTAGGTCTAGGTGCTACAGCGACTAATGCAACATCAAAAACTAAAGCAATCTTATTTGAAAGAATGATTAGGTCATTTCAAAATAGAATATCAAGAACTGTTGAAGAACAGTTATTTAAAAAAGTATTACAAGCAAATGGATATAATATGGAAGATGAAGAAAATGAATTATATGTCCATATTAAATTTAAGGAGTTACTTCTGAAGATGATGCAATGAATGCAAAATGGATGGGTAACTTAATTAGAGGATTCAGATCTTCTACAGTAAAACCATTTACCATAAATGAAATAAGAAAGAAATTCGGTGAACAAGAATTAGATATAGATGAAGCAAATACTATTTTATATGGTGAATTCGAAGAAGGTTCTGATAAAAACGAAAAACCAGATGAGGGTTCTGAAGAAGAACCTGATACTGGCGATGAAGTAGATGAGTCTGATGAATCTGAAGAAGAGGAAGAAGATAAAAAAGAGGAAGAAAATGACAAAGAAACTTAGAGTACACAATATAGACTTTGATTATGATACCAAAGTGTTTGGAAAGTCTACAGATGTAAGGATATATCATGATGCTGTAATGATAGCTCCTGGGTCACATACTGACTCAATAACTATGTCTCCTGTTGAATATACGCCTGAATTATTACAAAGAACAGTGAATAATATACAAGAAAATTATCTTAATATAGATCACTCCCATGAAACTCTTAAGAGAATTGGAAGATTTGTAAATCCTTATTGGGATGGAGAAAAAGTTAGAGCTGATTTATATATTTATCCTGTAACTCAGAATTCTAGAGATACAATAGAATTAATTGATAATGGATTAGTGAATTGGTTATCAGTTGAATTAATAACAGAAGATGGTTGGAATCATAATAACGAAAGATATGTCAAAGACTTAGAATATATTGGACTTGCTGTGGTTACAGCACCTGCTTGTCGTGAATCTAAGATTGATGACTTTGGTGAAGATCCACCAAATTGGTTGTATGAATAATGAAATCATTACATGTATCAGGATGTCCGTTTTGTGATATCTTTGAAAAGGAAAAAGTTCCTGTTGAATTATATTATCCTGAACATGATAAAATAAAAGAATTTGATGATTTTGTTATTGTGAAACTTAAAAAGAAACATTATGTTATATCAACAGACCATGTTGAGTCTGTAGGAAAAGAACAATGGGGAAGAATGTTATATAAATGTAGAGAATTATATGGCAATTCTACAAAATTAAAGATACGTAAATATCCAGTACAAGATCATTGGCACGCAGAGATTATTTACGACAAACATAATTTACCTGATTTAATAGATTTGAGGAATAAAAATGCCAAAAGTAAAACCAAATGAGAGTAAGGAGGATTTCATAAGTAGGTGTATACCTATTGTAGAATCTGAGGGAGAAGAACATAAGCGTGCAGTAGCTATTTGTTACTCAATTTGGGAACAACATGATAAAGATAAATAATAATATGTAATAATGTGATTATGTATATAAGAGGATAAAAAATGACAAAGCTAACTGAATTATTAAGATATGAAACTGCATCTGAATCTCAAAAGAAAAAGATTTTAGATTCATACTCATTCAATAGTTGCTTAGATAAAGGAGATAAAGAATTATTGTTATCTAGTGATTTTGATTCTGGTGAATTACTTAGAGAAGAAGTGTATAACGCGATTAATACTGGTGCTCAAAGACGACAAGTTATGAGAAAAATACTTCCTACGATACAAGTTAACTCATATCAAGTTAAACCAATTACTGGGACTAAACCATCTGGCAACTTGGCTCAAGAGATATCAGAAGGAAATAGTTTTCCAATAAAAACGAATACATATGCTAGTGGTGCAGTTAATACGAAACAATATGGATTAAGAAGTCAAATAACCCAAGAATTAATAGAAGATAAACAATTTGGAATTATTGAAGCAGAATTAAATAAACTTGGAGAAGCAATTGAAAATAAATTAAATGAAGTTGTTATCCAAAAATTAATTGATGACCATAATGGTACTACTCCATCAGATGTTGATGCAACTTCAGCTCCATTAAAATATGAACATATTGGAGATGCATACGAAGAATTAGGAACTCTAGGTTGGAAGCCAACAGATATTATCTTTAGACCAAGAGCAGTTGGACAGTTAATAACAAATACACCAAAAAATATAAATTATGATGGTGGAAAATTATTTGGATTAAATTCGTATGTATTAGATACACCAAGCGATGATTGGGTAGATAATGATGCATCTGGTAAATATTTTGGCATTCTATTAGATTCACAAAATTATGGATTTATAGCAATAAGAAAAGATATAACATTGGATGTATACGAAGAACCAGTTAATGACCTAACTAACTTCATAGTGAGTATGAGATTTGGAGTTGGTGTATCAAATGATGATGCTGCAGTGAGAATTTTAACTGTGTAATTAATTGGTGAACCATGACAAATCTAGAAAATCGTATAAAAAAACTTGAAGAAATATCTAAGAAATTAAATAAATATGAAAAACCCAAGTATCCATTTTTGGATACATTATTCGTATTCCTTGACCATTTAGAAACTGCTACTTTAATAACAGATTGTGACGACAATATAATACATGCAAATAAAGGATTATTAGACTATTTAGATACTTTGGATATAAAACTAGATTTAGATAGCAATGTTTCTTGGTGGAAACAATTTGGTTGGGAATGTAATCCATCAACTAAAAATCTAATAACGCAAGAATGCATAGATAAGAAAAGAGTAGTTTCACATGATGTTCCATCTAGATTAGTTGATGGACTTGTATATAAAGTTATGTGTATACCTCTAAAATATAATGGTGTAGCTGCTGTTTTATCTATAATATTAATAAATGATGTTTAAATATGACTAATGATGAAGAACGATGGATAGATTTAGCTGAATGGCGTGGTCAAACAATATCTGCAATGAAATCTATATCTAATGAACTGAGAGAGATAAAAGCAGAACAGAAGTGTCTAAGAAATGAATTCAATAGATATAATAAGAATTTAACTGATTTAAGAGTTAAAGTTGCTGGAATATCGGCTACGATTAGTTTCATTGTCACAGTAACAATGGCTTTCATAGTAGGATTGATTTAATGAAAAATATAGATGTAGTAGTTAAGGGCCCATTAAACTCTCTACAAAAGAAAGAATTAGATTATAAACTAGAAAAATATCTTAAAGACTTTTCTCCAGAAATTATAATTTATAATGAAAATGATAATGAAAAACATATAGAATTTGATTTAAAGGGCGACTTTGACGTAGTAAAAAAATCAAATGAAGGAAAACGAATCATTGCAGGATATGCAAGTGTAGCTGTAGTTGATGATGATAATCAATTCATACCACCAAACGTATTAGAAGAAGGACTCAAATCATTATTAGATGATGAAAGTTATGCTAATGTTATGGTAGTTCATAAAAATATTCAAATTGGTAAAATACTCCAAGAGTATAATGACCTAAGAACACGAGTAGATGATAAAGGATTATATATTGTTGCTGAGATTAGAAATGATTTAGAATCCGCTCAAGGAATTTGGAGAAAAATAGTATCAGGTGTAATGAAAGGGTTTTCAATTGGTGGAGAAATTATTGAGAAGCATAATCATTGTGATGAAGATAAGTGCTATGAAATAATTGATAAGATTAACTTATTTGAAGTTTCTGTTTGTAGTAATCCAATAAACAAATCTTCTGGATTTGAGATTATTGCAAAATCAGATGTATGTAAAGAATTTGATAATAAAGATGATAAAATGACTAAAAAAGAAGAACAAGATGATGAAATCTGTGAAGATTGTAAAGACGAAAAAGTAGAAAAGGCAGAAGATCAAAAAGAAGAAACCGTTGAGGAACAAGCAGATGATAATGTCGAAGAAACAACTAAAACAACTGAAAAAACTGAAGAGTCTGATGCAGAATCTACAGAAGTTACTGATGAAGATGAAGCAATTCAAGGATTAGACAAAATCATTGATAGAATGAATGAAATGTTTGCGACCATGGAAAAGTCTATTGTTGAAAACGTTCAAGAAACAATGAAATCTATGATTGAAGAAAATCCAGTTGAAGAACAAGTAGAAGAGAAATCAGATAAAGTAGAAGAAACTGAAAAATCAGATGATGACAACAAAGACGACGGAAAAGAAATTCAATATGCCTTAAAAGCTAGAGACGATGCAATTAAAGGATATGAAGAAAAAGTCAAAGAACTCGAAGCTCGAATTAAAGAATTAGAGAAGATCGAGGAAGAACCACAAACTACATCTGAAGCAGAAGAAGAACATCTTGAAAAAGATACTGGAATTATTATTAAACATGGTAGGATTTATAGGAAATAAAACTTCTTATAATATGTGTAAATTTATTTAATAATGTTAAATATAATATAGGTGATATATTATGGCAATGAGTTTTTCAGCAATTAGCGACGAGGATATTCTCGTAGAAGAAACTTGCAATGCTTGTAACTTTAAAGCATCTGGATCTATCAATGCTGGCGAAGCAGTCGAAATGCAAGCAGAGAGAGTTGGAACTGGTGTTCCTTACGTTAAAACAGCTTCACAAGATCATGGAGACTATAAAGCATCTTCAAATGCATTTATTGGTGTCGCAGCTTATACTGCTTCCGATGGTGATGATATTGGAGTTTACGTTAATGGTAAAGTTACTGTGAGAGCATCTGGTGCTATTACTGCTGGTGATACAGTAAAAGCTGTATCAAAGGGATATTTCCAAGAGCAAGAATTATCTGCATCTGGAACAAGATATCAAGGTGTTGCATTAGAAACTTTCACTAGTGATGAAGCTGGTGTAATTTTACTTAAATAATTATTTATTTTACTTCTTTTATAACATAAAGAAAAATCATGTATGTTTAAATGTCTATTATTAAAGGTGATAATATGTCAAAACTAACTAAAATGCTGGAATATGCATACGCAGGCAATACAGAACAATCAAGAATGAGAAACAAAGAATCTTTCAAGAAAACGGTATTAGATAATATCAATAAATCAGATAAGGAACTTTTACTTACTGAAGGTATGGAATCAACTACACTTTTACAAACTGAAGTATATGGTACTATTATTGAAGGTGCACAACTGCTTATGACTTGCAGAAATATCTTTCCAACTCTTAAAGCAGATACTAATCAAATGAGAATTACTTATGAATCTGGTTCACTTGGTATGGCTCAGGATGTTGCTGAAGGAGCAGCTATTCCAATCAAAACTGAGAATTTTGATACCAAGAATATTAACATCAAAAAAGTTGGTGTTAGACCAATAATTACTAATGAACTCATTGAAGATGGACTTTGGAATATGGTTGAATTTGAATTAATGAGAGCAGGTCAAAAAATTGAACACAAACTCAATTATGATGTAATTAATGAAGCTTGTAACACTGATAATATAACAGAAGTTGAAGCTGATAACGTTACACCACACAGTCTCATCACAGCAATCAAAGATATCCAAGAAAACCATTATCAACCAACTGACATGATTCTTACTCCAATTGTTGAAGCACAGTTAATGTCTGGTAACAATTTGTTACAAGCAAATTATGCTGGTGACAATAAAGCACTCAGAAATTACGATACTGGTACACTATTTGGATTAAAAATGCATAGATTAACAGTTGATGGAGATTCTAGTGAATCATACACTTGGAATTCTGGATATAATGCAACTGATGAAGTTGGTGCATTAATTTGCGATCCTTCTTATTGTTGGATTGGAATGCGTAGAGATATCTCTGTTGAACAATATGATGATCCTATCCATGATTTGGTAGGTATTGCTGCAACTATGAGATATGGTGTCAAAGGTATTGAAGGTAAGAAAGCAACCGTAATTACTCATTCGTAAATAAGGTTAGTTTTATCTATCCTTATTTTTTATTTTTTTCTGTATGTCATAATGTATTCAATCAATCATTGATGTGTTATATTAGTGGGTGTGATAATATTTTACATGGCCGTGGAAATCAATATAAATTAACGAAAGAATATTTAGATTTAAGAAATGATGGACTATCAGATAGAACTCAATTAACTGATGAAGAGTTATCTAAAGCAGATATAACTGAAGTTACTGAAGGATATGGTGATCAAAAATATATTGACACATATTATAAATACAATGTGCCTATACCTGCTGATCGATCCAAGAAAAAAATAGATAGGAGAGATGTATATGGTGAACTTGGAGAAAAAACAAGGTGATGTCTTATAGTTGATTATAGTCCAAGTTTAGTTAATGAATATGAAGTAAGAAATTCATTCACTCCACCATTAAATTATGATGATGTGTCTAAAGTAGATATATTATTAAAAATTGAAATGGTAGAAGATTATATTAAAGCAGTTTATTTTGATAATCAAATGCCTGAACGTTCAGATGGTAAAATTCCTGCTCTATTATTAGTTATGTCAAAGATTATTAAAGGTAATCCAGAACTAACGAAGAAATATGCAGAAGTATCTGAATTAGAATTAGGTGATTATAGAATTGCTTACGATACAACTGCAAGAGGTAAGCATGTCAATGCATATGAATCTGCAAAATCATGGGAAGAAATGGCTCATGAGATGCTGAGAAGACGTGGTTCAACTACTTATAAATGGACAACTCCTGTGTTGGTAAATGGCTAAGTATTATAGACCAAATAAAAGGTATCCAAAATATTGGAATAAATTAAGATTTAAAGTATTTTATAGAGACAAATTTAAATGTCAATTATGTGGTAGAAAAACAATTCCACATAGTAAAAATAATGATATAACAACATGCCATCATATTACTCCAATTAGATTAGGTGGAAGACACGATTTGAAAAACTTAACTACTTTATGTAAAAGATGCCATGAATTTATTCATGGATATTATATTAGAGGAAAATTATGACAACATCATCATATAATTCATTATTGAATAAAACAGTGGCAAGATATACACAATCAGTATCATCTAATGCTCTTGGTGAACAAGTTGAGACTAAAGTATTTGATTCATCTGGGATAAAATGTAGATTATCTCCAATATCTGCTGAACAAAAAAGTAGATTACCTGGAGAATTTGAAGATGTTAAATATACTGGATATTTCTTATCTGGACAAACATTGACTACAGATGATATAATAGTGTATGATGATGATGATTATAGAGTGAGAGAAGTATATTCTGATTCTTCTGGATATGTAAAAAAGATATTAATGAGTAGATTATGACACTAACAGTTAAAGGAACACAACAAGTACATAATCAATTAATGAGAAAATGTAGAGAAATGCCACTAATCTTAAAAGAACCAGTTAAAGAAATAATGGAAGATATTGCGGAAGAAGCAAATAAAAACTTACTAAGTAAAATAGGAGGAGATAGAACTCCTAGAGGATATGCTGGACACGGAGATCCATTACATAAAGATCATTTAGCTGATGATGTTGACGATATGAGTGCTTGGGAAATTGAAATTGTTAGTTTAACACAAAATGGAATAAATGTTAGGATGTCGAATACGTGTGAACATGCTGCAGCAGTAGAATTTGGCGTACCGGGAACAATAAAACCTAAAGGACGATATTTAGTACTTGGATATGAAGGTGGAATTAAAAATAAATCTAATGCTAGATTAGCAAAAGAAGTGAAAGGACAAAAAGGTTATTCATTTCTAAGTGAAACACTTAATAATCAAGCATTTCTAAATAGATTAAATAGAAAATTGAATATTCTCATTATGAGAAGGCTAAGACTATGACGTATAATAAAATTAAAAATATATATGATGTGTTGAGTAATGATTCAACATTGTCATCATTAGCAAATATTAATGTTGGGTGGAATTTAGAAAACATAGAATATCCATGTATTAATATAATACAAGCAGGCGGAAGCGAAGTAGGGAGATTAGGATATCAATCTGATAATATTGTTAGTGAAATGTTTTCGATTCAATTAGATATATATTCAAGAAGTAGTATAATGGAAGCATATCAAATATATGATGTGATTAACGATATCATGATATCTTCAGGATATCAAAAAACAACTGATAGTGATATGTATGATGATGAATTAAATACTCATCGTAAAGTTACAAGATGGTCAATTAATACAATTGACTAAGTATGTTATAATGTTAAAAATAATATGGTGATATAATGGCAGCTACAATAACTGGTAGAAAAGCAAAAATACTCTTTAGTTCATCTGCGTATGGTGACACTTGGAAATCTGGCACCTATCATGCAATGTCAGATTTTAGTTTGACATTTGATAGAGGAACTATTGAACAAGAATTAGTCGGCCGAGAAGGTAATTACTTTACACAAGGTGCAATGAGTGTTGAAGGATCATTAACTGCATGTAGATTTGGTGCATCTGGTGGATCACAGTTTTTAGATAGTATTGTTGATGGAACTATTTTCACATTATCTGGAAGTGTCAATAAAGATGTAGGAACATCATTACATTGGATATTACACTCTGCACAAGTTACTGGATATGATATGTCTATAGGAGATGCAAGTACAATATCTGAAGTATCAATCGATTTTACAATTCTAAATCCATATGATGTTACTTATGATAGTGTTACTGGAGGCATTACGGACGTTACGTCCTAATGAGGTGATATTATGGCTTATAATGATAATTTAACAACATATACTGGTGCAGATGCATATTTGTATTTCAAAGTTGGAGCAACCGGTGTTGAACATGGTGGATTAGGAATCGGAGATTTCTCATTAACTTTAGATAGAGGAACTGTAGAACAAGAATTAGTAGGAAGAAATGGTAATTACTTCACTCAAGGAGCTATTTCTATTGAAGGATCATTGACATCTGTAAAGTTAGATGAATCATCTGCTGGAATATTTTTGGAATCAGTTATAGGGGATTCAACTGGACCAGCATCAATTCAAGTTTCTGGTGGAGTCAATGAGACAAATGGAGTCATATTTGATTTCAAATCTTGTCAAGTTACTGGATTCGACATATCTATTGGTGATGCATCAACGATAACAGAAGGTTCAATAGATTTTGTTGTTCTTAATCCTTATGATTTAGAAACAACTAAAGATGGCACTAATGGAACTACAAAGCTATCTGTTGCAGCACTAGATTAGACAATTATGTATTAATGTATTTTTTTATTTTTTTATAAACAAACAAAATTGAAATTAACAAAGGAGACTCAAATATGGGAAACAAAGAAAAAGAATTAAAGCAGAAAATTAAGGAATCAGAAGAGAAAAAACACCAAGAAAACATAAAAGAAGCAACATCTCTAATAGCTACTAGAAGTAAATTAGAGAGAGATTATGACGAAGATAAAATAGAAGTTGTTTTTAATACATCGCCTGAGACAAAAAGAAAAGTTATTGCTAGAAGACCTAACAACAAAGAAATGATGACTATCATGATGTTGTCTGCATCTGCTAGTAAATATGAAGGATCTGCAGATCCTGAAAGTCTTGAAAAAATGGTTGATACGTATAAAGAATTATCTTCAATGGCATCCAATCTTTCTGTTGATGAATCACTTGATACAGAATTTTGGGATGAAAAAGTATCATTTTCTGCTCTACAAAGTTTCATTACTGAATTAATTGACGCTTCTCAAAAAGGAAGCGGAGTAAGTCAGGGTGAAATGAAGAAATTTCGTTAAATCAGGTTATGGTTATCTAGAATTTAAGATGTGTGAATTATTACATTGCACACCATCTGATTTAGGAAACAAACGTCATTATAATCCTGATGGAATTAGATTCTTAGAAGAATCATTCATTCAACAATGGAATGAAGAAACAAAGGCTCGAAAAGAAGCTGAAAGAAAATCAAGACATAGACGATAATAATGTATGTTTTAAAATGTTTAAAATAAAGGTGATGATATGGTAGCAGAAGTACAAGTAGAAGAAATAACTGGAGCTTTTGGCTCTGAAACATTTACTCTTAAAGATGATACAGAAGTTAATAATTCTAGATATTATACTGCCGATAATCATAGTGCAACAGCAACCACAAATCCAGTTCCTATTCCAAATGAAGTAGTTGGTGGTGTTAGTGGTTCATATTGGAAGACACATTGTTTAAATGTAACTGGTGCACCATCTGTTAGAATTGAAAATATCAGATTTTATGTTGGTTGGGATACACATCCATCAAGTCAATGGCTTTTATGTGCAGGTAATACTGAGGGTGACCATGTTATTGGTGTATCTTCGGCAAGTGATGCTGATTGTAGAATACTAACACAAGGATTTCCATCAAGTTCTTATGACCAAGCTACTGGGACTGAATCGGTATGTGGAGATTTCATATCAGGTGCAGGATCAGTAAATCATACATACTATAATGGATGCACAAATGGACATATAAAATCTACTGCGTTATTTAGTACACAAACTAATGCTTTAATGGTATATTCAGGAACTAAAACTAGAAATGGCTCATCAAATTGTGTTGGTAGGTCATGGGCTGTTTGTACACAAGTTCTTGTTGCTAGTGGTGCTACTCAGGGTGAAAAGGATCCAGTAACAGCAACGTGGGTATACGACGAAGTTTAATATCACAATGTTATAATGTTATATATTTGATAAAACAAAGAAGGAGCTCCAATACAATGGAAAATAAAAAGGTATATAAACCGCAAGTGAAAAGTCAACCACTAAGATATATGTGGATTGCACATTTTGAAGATGGGACATCAATTCCAGAATTTGACCCATTTACATTTGAAAAGAATACAATGAATGATGTATTTGATAGAGAAGAAGATTTAATTAAATTTGGTATTTATCCTATTCCAGCTTCACTATCAAAAGAATTAAATGAAAGAGGAATAGAATATACTTATGCAAATCCATTTTTGCCTAAGTATGAAATTAATTTGGATAATTATAAAAGATTAATATTCTTTAGAAGAAATTTTATTCATAATGAAACATATCGTAAATGTCGCAAGTGTGGATGCGAATTTCAATCTTGTGAAAAGACAAATGAAATTAACCCATCACCAATATGTCCTAAATGTGGAACACATGATTTTTATGTGTGTACAAAATGTGATAGGACTTATAAATTAAAAGCTGATGCTAAGAATAATATGTGTCATTGTGGTGCATATTTAAAAAGAGAAAGAATCACAAGTGGCGTTTTTGGTAGAGAAAGACGTGTTAGAGAGACGCACTTAGGTTATCAAGAAACGATTAAAGGAATTAACAAAAAAACAATTCTTAAAATAGATAAAAATGGAAATTCAGAAATGGTATATCAGGAGTAACTGTATAATAGTCTGATGTTGTTAAATACACCATTTAATAA